ATAGGTATCATGAAAAAACAATAGGGCACCTTTAGGTACCCCTTGATGATCCCTATGCTAGCATACACATATATACGTAAATTAGGTAGCAGGTGTATAAGAGCAGCAATGAGGAATCTAGAGGCACCCTATGGGGGGACACACGCCCGTGTCTGTATTAAGGTGCCACCTTACAAATTTATTATAAAATTCTAATCAAGGTGACCCTTAGTTTACCTAAAGGTATCTGTTGTTACCCTAAAGTCAACCACAAGTTATCGTCAAGAGATAGCAAGCTAACATAAGGAGGCGTACCCTAAGGGTTAACTTAAGGTACACCTTAAATGGTCTATAGGCTAACTATAGGCACCCCTTAAAGGGGCTATAGTAATCCACCTACAGCAGCTCTAAGTAGTGCATCAACTGTCTCTACATCACCATTCAATAAGGAAACCACTAAAAGGACAATAATAATGATGATCTTGACAGCTACTACTAGTTTATGATTCAATGGTCTCATATGGATACTTTGAGTTAACTAAAAGGGAACGTAAAGAAAAATCTAAAGTCAGTCTTTACGATCCCCTTTAGAATATCTCAAAGGGTCTATAGGTAACCCCATTATTTTTTTTATTATTATTTTCTTATTTTTTGTCAGGAGGGGTCAGGTAGATATCTTATATATATCTTTTTTCTGGCCCCTTCTGGGAGTGGAGATTTTATTCGGAGTAGTCACTTCACCCTTATAGGGGAGACTTTATCTTGTAAACTTGTATCCCTCTGAATATTTGTATTTATTGAATCCCTTGGAAGTACCTGATTCTCTTACATTTTCTGTAATTGTATTTATTCCTAATTTCCCCCCTATTTCTCTAGTTACGAACCCATAAAAACTTTCTAAAGATTCCTCTAGCCATTCTGAAGTTACTTCATTTATTCCTTCATCAGCATCAATTCCCATGAAATCTACTAAATACTTGACACCTATAGCTAGACAATCGATAGCGTCATCGTGAACTAGTGCGCCTCTGTCTGATGTGATTCTAGTCAGCTGATAGAACAGGGAGTACTTATAGTCACCTTCAGGTACACTATCGATATCCTTATTGATGCACTCAGGGGTAACTATCATCTTATGGTTACCTAGGACAGGCTCTAGTGTGTCTATGATGCGTACTTCTTTTTGGCCTGTAGACTTGACTTCAGTTAAGCCACAGTCTTTATAAGTTTTCCTAAGGACAGGCTCGAACAGCTTGAGGTACATGCCATCACCAAAGTTACCTTCAATGACTACCTCATTAACCTTCCATTTCTTAGCAGTGCTCGCTAGTTTATTTAGGACCACATCAGAGTACCCCCCTAGGAGACCTCCTGCTTCCATCAGATAGATGTATCCATTGAGGTAATATAGGATGCAATAGGCCGTGGCATCACGTCCACGCCCCGAGGGATCAACTGCCATCATCTTATAGGTATACTTCTCCATCTCAGGTGAAGCTGTATGGCACCTATAATAGGCATCACCCTTTAGTCCCATTACCTTTGGGATCTCCTGAAGGGAGACCTTACGAGCAGGATCAGGCATCCATGTAAGCTTCATAGGTGCTTCATCTGTACTGAAGGTGCCTACAATGAGATCTCTAAGTCTCAATGGGTACTTATCAGCATCAGATAAGCTAGTGTCTAACATGAACTGCAGCAGGAACCCCGCTCTTCTATAGGACAGCTCTCGTTTCTGTAGATCCTCTTCATTGAATCTAAGGGGATCTGTAGGTTTACCTGCGTACTTCTCAGGATCACTGTCATACTTGTTTGCAATGAACTTAGCTAGACGTATACCATAGTTAGCTCTCTGGGTCTCATCATAAGGATATCTTGCAGGGTAGATAATAGCAGTGTACCCTCTTTCCTGAAGTTCATTATAGAGAGACATTTCATTCTGAGGGGTACCAAGGTAAATGATGGTGCCATTAGGTTTGATAACAGCGTCAAACTCCTTCACTAACTCGAATAGCTGATCTCTCAATACCTGAGTAAATGAATTAGATGGAACTTCCACCTTTATGTTAAGGTAAGGTCGTTAGTCTTACCCCATCGTCTTTTTAGTGAATCTACTGCATTTTCAGTAGCAGAGACAAACTTACAGTGATCCCTAGAGTAGATCCCAAAGTTGCCCTTCTTGATGTCCTTATCAAGATGCATACTAGAATCTTTCTCCCAGTCTTCATAGCCTTCAACCTCATGAATTGTATTCAAAAAGGTAGTAAAGTTATGCCACCTAGGGTCTACTACACAGCCTACATAGCTAGTCTTGTAGTCACCATAGGCTCTCTTAAGCATATTAGCCCACAGGTCATAGATTCTGCGAATGATGCTATTAGAGCCTCTATCAGGTATTCTAATAGGAGACCCCATAAAACCCACACCATAGACTGTAGGTTTCATAAAGTCCTCAAACTTGCCTGCCTTAATGTTACACGTCTGAACATCTATGACTGTACCAGTCTCGACAAACTGAATGACAGCCCTAGGATGTTTGGTTTTACCATTAGGAAGTTTTTGTTTCTTAGTCCTAGACAGAATCTTAATAAGACCTTTAGGAGTTTCGTAAGTTTTGTTAATTTCGTACATAGTTATGTTCCTTATAATTGACGATGCTTCATATCTCTATGAAGACCAGACTATATCTTATACCAAAAGGTATCCCCATTTTTCGAGTCACTTGACCCTACATAATAGTCGTTACACCTGCTATAAAGCTCGGCTCGGTATTGTCTTTCCTAGTTAGGACTGAGTTTCACCGAATTTAAGGGGTTTAGAGACGACATGATTAAAGTTTATCGTCTGCCACAATGAGATCAGCACGAGAACCTGTAAGCTGTCCTTTGATACCTACGGATTTAACTGAGGGGCTATGATCGGGTTTACTCGGGCCAACGTCAAAGAGATTCTGAGTATCCCGTTGCCCCTCTCGTGCCTTTAGGTGCTCTAAGAATGGCAGTTCATTAATGATCTTCTTAATAAAGGTAGCGTTTGCATCAGCTCTTTCTTTGTTAGCTGAGACAACCATAATCTTAAGCTGAGGATTCTTCCATAGGCACCATACTACATAAGCACAAGTAATGAAACTCTTAGCTACCCCTCGGAACCCCATAAGAATGAATCTATCATTAGGGGGATGCTGTAGTGTCTTAGCAATATCTACCTGAATAGGAGTAGTCTGTGGCAACCCAATAGTCTGCCATACTAAGCTGCAGAACAATGGAAAACTATTAAAGTATGGAAACAAAGCTTTAGTTGACAAGGCCATTAGCTCCATAGTCTAACTCAAAGTTCTCCTTAGTAGCCTTCAGTAAGGATGCTAATGCATTGTCTCCATCTTCACCGGCTTTAGGGACACAATTGATGCCATTTCTCTGCAGCTCCTTGATAATCGCATTGTATAGCTGAGGGTTACGTTTCTCTGGGTCTTTAAGATCGTTCAGCATGTTCTCCAACATGTTGTCCTGAATCAAGCTCAGCAAGCTCTCTCTGTCTAATGGTTCTTTGTTCTTCATTGATTCTCACTCTCCTAGCAGCTAGGTATGGGCCTACCCAGTGCTTCTTTATCATTGTTATAATGCCTACTATAGTGTACACAATGGTACCTATGTAAACCCAGTCACTAAGGGCTACCCCTAAAAATGTAACCCCTGTGACAGCTATAGGGGGAGACATACTAATAATATCCTTTACTCTGGATCCCCCATCTTCAACTGTAGATCCTATATCTAGAAATCTCATGAAGCTACACCTAAGAGCTTCCTAAAGTCAGCTTTCTTAAAGTGTGCTCCTTTAAGTAACTTTCCATCAGCTCTATAGGTAGGACAAAGGTTGCCATTGTCATCAACCATCTTGCTCATGAATTCCTCTGCAAGAGCCTTCATGCCTAACTCAAGAGGATACTTATGTTCAATAGCATACATGATGCAAACCCAGATAAGATCACAGAGTTCTTTGAAGTCCTCTGGGCAATCTGAAGCTTCCTCTGCCCATTCTTCAAACTCCTCAAGGATGAGCTTAAGATAGAGCTTTCCGTTCGTCCCTGAAGGGTGAGCCTTGTCGAACAATACTTGCATAGTGTCCGCAAGACCCTCCGTTGAATATTCTAAAGACTCGCTGATTGCTTGAGCCGTGGTAATCATGTTTTTCCTTTTTATCTAATTCAAATTTGCCATCAATGAGAACATCAACATAATCCAAGATGGGTTCATCTTTGATATCCTCATAGGTACGTCCTGTCCATAACCAGATTCTCTTAGTGTCCCCATAGACATCCCTCACATGCTTCAGGATTTGCTCTACAGCGTGTTTGTTATAGGGCTCTAAGGGGTCACCACCTAAGATACTCAATCGTTCAATATAGGGCGATTTAAGAGCATCTAGGAGGGTGTCTAGAGTATCTTCAGTGAACTCTTGACCGTATTGGGGATCCTGAGCTTTCTTATTGAAGCACCCTCGGCAGCATAAGGAGCATCCTGAGACAAACAGGTCTACCCCCATGCCATCCCCATTAGTCATACTACAGGTATCTATCTTAGCGTAGTTCATCGTTACATTGATACTCTGTCTTTAATTTCAGCTAACTTAGCATCGTTCATTCGGGAGTTGCCGTTGATGTTAGAGTAACCTAAATCAATTTTGTTAATCTGCATATTCCTATGCAGTTCAGACTATCTCTTCTATGTATTCGACAGTCAACTCAAACTTCTTGATATAGCCATTCTTCTTTTGCATATACCATCTAGCGAGATTATTGGTAGCAATACCTGTATCTCTAGAGAAGTCACCACAAGAGTCATAGTACAGCACTGTACCTGCCTTTGTAGTTACTTTGAGTTTCCTGCACAAGGAGTATCTTGCGTTCTCCTTGTGAGTCATCCATTCAAGATTTTCAGGGCGATTGTCGTCTCTGATCTTGTTTATATGGTTGACTTCTAGATCTTCCTTGTATCCACTTACGAACGCTCTAGCGACTAAGTAAGCGACAGACTTGTCTACACAGCAACCATTCAGTCGCATTCTGACACGCAAGTATCCTAACTTACTGTAGGGCGTTAGCTTATACATTTTCTTTTGGTTCTTAGTACCATAGATGTTGCCGAGTTCATCGGCGTAGTAGCTTGGATATTCTGGAATTTCTTTTAACATAATTCTCCTATATAGTCGTTACACATTTCCGTAGTCACACGGGTTAGCACGGGATTGTCCGTTCTGGATGTTCCCCGTTTAGGGAGAATTTAACGTGAGCCTTTAAGTTAACCCACACACTCTGCTAATGACAGACAAGTTAGTAGATCCACAATGTGGACACTTATTCATGACATTAGTTGAATGCTTACCGCAGTCCTCACAATAGGCACTGTCAAAGTTAATACCCTGATAGAACCCTTTCTCCATACCTCGTAAGATCAGTGCCTTAAGTGCCTGAAGGTTCTCAGGGTTAGTCACACGGACATACTGGATGTGACCTCCGTTGCACATATGGAACATCTTGTATTCAGCATCCTGTTTCTCAAAAGGGGTGATAGGCTCACTAACGTGCATATGGAAGCTGTTAGTGAAGTACTCTCCAAACTGGTTATCTCCGGTGTACTCAGCATATTGTTTAGCTTGTACACCACATAAATTTTCTGCAGGCGTTCCATAGACAGCATAAAGATATCCATCTTCTTTCTTGAACTGCTCTACCTTATCATTGATATGCTTAAGTACACCCTCAGCAAACCAAGGATCCTGATAGAGTGTCTTACCAGTAGCAAGGATATTAAGTTCATTGAGAGCAGTAACACCAAAGGATGCAGTCATGTATTCAGTAAGACTACCAATATCATCTTCAGGCTTCAGGTTGCCACCATAGAGGCCACCCTGAGTGAAACACATGGGGTTAGTACACGCCTTAGTATGGCGGATAGCATCATAGCGTTTCTTAAAGAACTCTCTAATGACTTCCATACGATCACTAAGGACATCAAAGAAATTCTTATTCTCATTCTTAGCAACCTGCCAGATCAACGGAAGGTTGAGAGATACAGCACCAATGTTGCATCGACCAATGGTAATAGCCTTGCCTTCCTTATCATGCCATTCAGTGAGATAAGCTCTACACATTTTGTTCATAATTAATCGTTAGTTAATTATCTGTTTATACAGCTGTATGTTTCCATACAGTTCAGACTATATCATCTAGACTATCAGATAGCCTAGTACCACATTTCAGGGACACTAGTCCCTTACGCCTTTCTTGGCTAGTCGTTAGACTCACAACGAAAGATTTGAATACCGAGTTCAGGGACCTTTCCATCAAAGAATCGCAGAACAGTCTTAACACGTTCCGTAGGGATTCCAAGACCTTTAGCACACTCGGTCATGCTGTCAAAGTAAACCCTAGGAGTCGTACTAATGTAGACACGTTGCTTAGTAAACTTATCTTTACGGTATTCTTTGTTTTGAAGGTAACCCTTCTTGACATTCTCGGAGTTAGACACCCACTGAAGGTTAGTATAGACAGAGTTAGTCTTATCACCATCAATATGGTCTACGTATTCTTTATTATCAGGATTGGGCACGAACAGCTTGGCAACTTCACGATGAACATAAATCTTCTTACGACGAACAACGCCCTTTCTCCTAGTGAATAGGTCTGCTGTAAGATAACCGTGGTTGCTTGTTCTAATAGTAATGAAATGCTTCATTCGCTTAGACCATACTCTACCAATGTTAGAAATAGAGTATGCATCTTCCCAACCAATAATGTCTTTAAAAATTTCTTTCATATTATCCTTCGAAATATTCGATTAGATTGTTGTAAGTACGGGATTGTCTTCAGCTTTACCTGTTAAGAGTTTCCCCGTTTAATGGTATTTTAGATGGGCAGTAGTTATCGACCCATCGGTGATGTAATAGCTCCAGTACGCTTGTAGATGTCTGCAACCTTACCATAGTTGAGACTAAGATAATCAGGGTACATGCACTGACTAGAACACTTCACAGCAAGTTCAAAGAGCTCCTTATGATCCTCATCTTCCTTGATCTTATCTTCATCATAGAGGAAGACAAGCTTAGGGAACACCACCTGTTTACCTCCATGTCCCTTCATGCGAGTCTTAAGGATAGTCTCGCCAATCAACTTCATGATGTCTCTATCAAGGTCATCCATCATGATGTCCCAAGTACCGAAGGTAAGCGTGGTAAAAGCGAAGTCACCACGAGAACACGGAACAGTATTGAGCTTCAGTTCAAGAGACTGGAAGCCTTGTTCGAGTTCACGCCTGAGATCCCCCATAGCCATTGCACAGGATTCATCATACTTCATATTGCATTGTTCGAAGTATTTCTTAAAGGCATTATCGTAGGTCTTCTCAGCATACGGAAGGAGAACCTTATCGATCTCTGCAAGGGTGAATCCACCGAACTGCTGTGCAGTAGCCACAAGAGTAATGTCACCGATAACCTGAAGGGCACTAAGGACACTCGTAGGTTCCGTGTACTTCACATTGGACATCTCAAAGCCACCCTTAAGGACATTACCGATGTCAAAGAGACAACAATTTCCTGTTGGAATACCATGCTCTAGTATGAATGAATGATCGTCCTCAACATTTAAGCACCAAACATCTGTTGTTACATTTGCTGGTTCTATTGATGAAACTCGCCAAGCAGTTCGTTCAGTTGCATTTTCATAAATTTTAAACTGCTTTGTATTCTTTCTACGAATTGCATAGTTTGTTTCTTGCGCTGTTAGATCTGCAACTGAATTAACATAGTATCCCGCAGTATGTAGCATACTATAAATAGCATCACAGTATTCTCCTGACACCTGTAGAGATCTAAAGTCACGATGTGAGCTTCTTAGATCTTTACCCCCATCAGCACACAATAGACCATTGATAAATAATTTAATATTCTCAACAGTCATATGATTAATAGGAGGCAATGATTTTGAAGTATCGTGCATCCACACTAGATTATCCCCACTCCAGCCTTTATTATTTGGAGTTGTTACAGTAAACCCACATTCTTTAAATCTACTTGCATATTTAGATTTATCTCCACATAAACGAATACTACAAGCAGTAGAATGGGACTGGGTACCATCACCAAATAAAAAACCTAGGCACCAGTATGTTTTGTTTTCAATACTTAAAATATTCCACTTAAAAGTTGAAACCTTTGGAGTGTTACACAGAATATCACCCACTTTTAGATCTGTTGTTTCAGAATTATTATTTAAAATCCAGCGATGATTCTTTGTAGCGTAAACATAGACTTCTTGACCACGACTACGTTTAATACCAACCTTGTTCAATGGTTGTTTGCCATAACAGTGTACAGTTGCAGGTTTCCAATTTCCTTTAGCTGTCAAAACCGTTACAGTATCCCCATCATTAAAGTCATTAAATGATTTTAGACCCTGAGAAGTAATAAATTTAGTATTTCGGTCAAAACAATTTATGCTTCCAAAGATCATGTCTCTAAGGTCATGGATGTAGATGTCACCACGCTTCACAAGCTCTTTCTCTTCCTTAGCAAGGTAGAATTGCTTATACAGTTGCTTAGTCAGGTATCCCTTAATGAGCGAGCCTTTTGTTGACACCAGAGAGCTATCGAAGTTAGCATTCTCTCTGTCCCCAAGTAGAAGCACGTTATCAGCTTCATCTTTAACTTTCTCAAATGATTTAGCATAAGTATTCTTATAGTCTCTATATTCTTGATATGAGTTCGCTACATCAGTCAACCCAAAGTACTTCAAGTAATGAATTACTTCCTTATGAAGGTCTTTAGTTGGGGCATCTCTATCAATAATTAAACAAGAGTGAACTTTCTCAACCAGTTTGTTAAGAACATCAGGCTCCACATATTGATTCACTCTAGCGGCCGCCTTATAGACAGCTTCTTTGATCTTCTCTCCGTTCCAACCTTCTACAGTACCATCTTTCTTAATTACTTTCAGTGCCATAGTGTATTTAGTTATTTAATTAGTGTTGTCCTTATCCGTGAACTGTGCATTAGCAAACTGCTTTATGGCAGTAACTTCCTCAGAAGTAAGTTCACTAGTAATATTAGTATAAATCTTCTTCGTTACGCTGTTGTCTTCGCTATACACGATGACATCAAAGGTAACCGTAGGAATGTCGGGTTTCGTTGTAAAGAATGCCTTACGGTTCTCATACTCACAGGCACCTACATTGCCATCCCAATAAACTTGTATATTCATTTACTTAGTCTGTTAGATAGGCTCAGTAGTCCTCCGTTAATTACTGTGCGTAAATCCTTTAGGACTACTGAAACACCCTTAGAAGCAAATTCTGCTATATTATGTTTCCTTTCTAGTTATTACTAGAGTTATGGGGGATAGGCCGCCGAACGAAACCCAAAATAAACAGCCCCTCTGTACCAGTATTTTCTTGCGATGCTGGTCCACGAACGACAGAAAATACCAGCATACTGGCCAAAGGTACCCCCTAAACCAACCTTCAAGCCATTCGTTGCGGCGAAATACTCTTGATAACTATCATCCCCAAATAGAGCACTTGTTGAAGCTGCTTTAGGAACAATACCTGCACCAACCCAGTCAAGACCACTGGTGCCATTTCTAACCCCGTTAAAGCTTTTTTGTCCGTCACCAAATCCAGTTAAATAAGAGGTGTGCAGTTTTTGATCAACAACGTTATCTTTTGTAATTTCGTGGGCGGTTGTTGTGGTATTCATTAACCCAACAGTTGCTTGTTCCGAATTACACGCTCCTATTGTCCACTGGCTACACATCCCCGCTACGTCAGCAACACCGCTTGCTTGTCCGTTGTGCGTTGTTTTATTAAACGGTGTGCCCGACCCAGTTTTGACGTAAATGTATCCGTAAGAGTGGGACGTGTATCTAATAGTGTCATCGTTGAAGTCCCGGCCGTACTCGCTTGTCGCCCCTTTGGGGAAGTTTGTAGTGTGGTTTGCATCATACCACGCACACGCGTCTGCACTTGTTGCGGCCTGTCCGTGTGCGAGACTTAATAATGAAATAGCCGACCATTGGTAACACGTAACCAGCGAGTAGTAATTGCCGCGAGCACGACTCAGCGTAATCGCATCATACGCCTGCCCAACTGTCCCTGAAATATGTTTTGTGAAATAAGGTTTGGCAGTATCGTCGTAACACATCAGCCAATCGGCATTTTTCACACTGGCCGCCTGACCGTTAACGTTCGAGCAAAGATACTTATCAATAAAGAATGCGTTTTTCAGCTTATTGCCATCCACGAAAGCGCGGTGAAGAATCCAGTCATTCCCAAAGTCAGGCGAGGAAAACACCGCGTCATGTGAAAACTGAGAAAACTTCGTTGCGTCTTTAATCTCCAAAGCATCCACAACATCTCGCTTGTAGGATGGCGCAGTGGCCTTACCAAGGCGATAACAAAACGCGGGAATACAACACATAATTGAGCCATTAGTGTGAATGTAATTCCCATAGTTATCACTAGTAGGATCTTCACAGCCTTCCATAGGAGCCAACCCCATAGCAGTCAAGTCCGCAGGATCACCTCCATAAACCCCCACACCGAACCCCTGTTGTCCTGCAATACCAATGGCTGACTTAGATTTCTTACCCCCAAGGAGCATCAGAAGTTCACTATTATCAACACTCATTAGATCCCTACCTTGGCTAACTTAAGCCCCATCCCATCGGTATCCTTCTTGAATACACTCGGAGGTTCAGGCCAAGTAACTTCTTTAGGAAAACCACTCTGCTTTGTGATATCTCTAAGAGCCTGTCTATAAGTCTTCACTTCTTCAAGATCTTTAGGATCACTCGGATAGTCAGGCATAACGAAGAAGTCAGTCTCCTCAAGTTTCTCATCTCTGTCTCTTCTGATTCTTTCAGCAAGTTCTTCATCAGTTGGGACATAAGGAGGAACTTCAGGTTCAGGAATGTTTACCTCAGTAACACCAAAGTGTTTCTTAGTTTCTTCATCCCATTCACCAAAGACCATACGATCTTCATTCCAGATAACCTTACGGATATCACCAAGACAATCATACTGGTTACCCTTGTAGTTGTACTTAATCATTCTTAATCCGCTCCCTTAACAACGCCTGCGATACCCTTATCGTTATTCCAATGACAAATCAAAAGACACGGAAAGGACAAATTAGGTGCTTCACCATTGACCCACGCCCAGTTTGACTCTAAGGTAACAGTACCTGCTGACATCTTCACAACCTTAGTCCAAGCCTGTCCTGTAGCCCCATTCTTGACAGTAACAGCACCAGAGGTAGCATATTGTGAATCCTTAGCAGAGGCATCTACAGTGGTACCTACAGCACTTGTGGAGTACCCTGCAAGAGCACCCCTATTACCAGTCTTAGGAATCTTACCATCAAGGGCAGTCTGAAGACCAGTCACATCAGCTACAGCATGAGTATGTGACGTGTTGGCTTTACCTGCAAGACCATCTGTGAGAGCCTTAGAGGTAGCATAGTCCCCTTTAGGTTGCTTACCCTCAAGGGTACTCTGAAGGTTAGTCACATTAGAGATACTGTGTGTATGACTTTCGGATGCCATGGGGTAGTTAGTACCAGCAGTACCACTCATGCCCACCCACTTCTTCTTTGTTTTATCCCAGACTAACTGACCCTCAACACCAGCATAAGCATTGATCTGTGCAGTAGTACCAGTTAATTGTTTTCTTTGTTTAATTGCCATAATTCACTTTAAGGGGTACCTAAGTCCCCGTAATCTACAAATCCTTCAAAAGTAGCTACACTAAGTTTACCATTAAGTGCATCCTGAAGACCAGTCACATTAGCTATCATATGGGTATGTGCTGTATTAGCTTTACCTGCAAGACCCTCTGTGAGAGCCTTAGAGGTAGCATAGTCACCCTTAGGTTGCTTGCCATCGAGAGCTGTCTGAAGACCAGTAACATCAGCTACAGCATGAGTATGAGCCTTGTTAGCTTTACCTGCAAGACCTGTACTAAGAGCTGTGGCTGTAGCATAGGTACTCAGATCAGGCTTATTCTTAATGAAATCCTTCTGAGTACTATCGGACTGATCCCAGTCAGACTGAAGCTGTCCTGTAGATGCCTGATTAGCATAATTTCTAGCTAAGTCTGCCTGTTTCTTAGCTTCATCTTCAGAAGCCTTAGCCTTATTTGCAGAGCTACTAGCAGATTCCTTATGGGTAGCCGCAGTGTCTTCAGAGAGCTTAGCCGCCTTAGCTGAGTTAGCACTTGCAGTAGCCTGTGTGGTAGCTGACTCAGCACTCTTAGCAGAACTCTTTGCACTAGCATCTGCTTGACCAGCTGATGTACTAGCAGATGTTGCACTAGCTTCAGCTTCAGAAGCCTTAGTAGTAGCAATGGTAGCCTGAGCAGTAGCCTTAGTTACTTCAGCTTTAGCTAAGTTAACCTGCTTAGTACCTTCAGCCTGTACGGACTGCACAGAGATAGCTTCAGCATCAGTCACCTTCTTTACAGAGCTAGTACCTGCATCAGTAACTCTAGTTACCTGTTTGTTGCCTTCAGCAGTAACTAAGGTAGTCTGTTGCTTAGCAATATTGACCTGCTCAGTAGCCTTAGTTACTTCAGCCTTAGCTAAGTTAACCTGCTTAGTACCCTCATCAGTCACCTGCTTGACAGCTGAGGCAACAGCCTGATTGACCGCCTGACCACCATCAGTCTTAGCCTTGTTGGCATAATACTTAGCAGAATACTCAGTATCATCAACAGTGCCATCCATCTTGTTAGCCCAGTCCTTAGCAAGACTAGCACTACCTGATGCGCTCACCTTAGATGCCTGAGCGTTAGTCGCAGAGGCACCAGCATTAGTAGCACTTGTTTCAGCACTCTTAGATGCCTTCTCAGCTCTTGTGGTAAGACTAGTGACAGTGTTAACTGACTCAATAGCCGTCTCAAAGTCAGGAGCTAAGCCTGCAACAGTACGGACTGACTCAATGTTGTCTGCAACAACCTTGATGTTACCACCAGTGATTGTCGGTAAGGGAGCACTTGGGTTCCCTAAGTCACCATAGTCATCATAGAGAGTAGCTGAAAGAGACCCTGTAAGGTCGTTACCTACAATGTTAATGTTGCCAATACTATTTGAGTCAGTAACAACACTATCAATGTTATCAGCTACTACCTTAATCTCAGGAGCAATCGGGACAATGACATTAGCTACTGAAGTAACTGCCTCTTCGGACTTCTTAGAGTTAGTCTCAGCTTCAACAGCTCTGTCTCTAGCTTTCTCTGCGGCAATCTTTGAGTGAAGGGCACCTAATGCATCAGCTTTGTAGATGCCATAGGTCATCGCATCACTATCACTTACTGCATCGCCCACATTGATGATACGTTTACCCTTAGCGTCCCAGTTTCCCTCTCGGTTGACACTAAGGGAATCCTCAAGGATATCTCGGCCTTCTTCAGCGATATGAAATGCCTGCACCTGAGACGTATCCAAGTCAGTAGCCTTAAGAATGGAGGCATCCTTAAAGGTGACTACTCGTTCAGTAGCTGAGGTATATCTTCGGATTGTTAAGGATTCTCCTGATGCAGGAGCTACCTTAAGTCTAATCGTAGTTTTATCTAGGAAGTAATAGTCACTGCCGGTATCACCATAGTCACCCCCAGTAAGAGTAGTGCCAGTGCCTAATCGTACAGTAACGAAAGACTTCTTTAGATAGTCAAAGGGAACTGTAAAGTCAGTTCTAGTACCGTCCCCCTCATAGATGATAATAGTGGAAGCCATTATTGGTTGTCTGTAATAAAGTTAATCATTGTTTGTTGTAGATAGGGGGCATTTGGAGTAATAGCTTTAATGCTCCTTCCAAAGCTCTTAGCAATCCTCTCACGTTCTCTGTTAGTGTAGAGTGATTTGTTCATGAACTTAGTCTCTGCAAGGTTTCTAGCGTCTGCCAGAAGGTTCCATAGTCCACTAATGGTGCCATAAGCAGGAAGCAATTGCCTAGCCCACCCATCTAAATCAAAGTGCTTAGCAAAGTCCTTTCTATTGACGTCCTCAAAGGTAGTCGTAGATTTAATGCCTGTATTGAACCCTGCCATATTAGCAATTAGAGCAGGCATAGCAAAGACACTAGATCTCATGATACCGTTAAGGCCCACCATAGCTAACTCTTTAGCACCCATCTTATTCCAAGAATCAACCCCTAAAGAATACTTAAGGTAATTCTTGCGTTGCTCATCGTTCATACCAGACAGAGCTAAACAAGACTGACCAATGTAACCTGCAGTACCTAAAGCACCTGACAGAGCAACCGTAAGGAACTGCCCTAATGCATCCCCTTCAGCGGCTCTTAGGGCACTCTTTGCTAACCTCTTGTTGTACGAACGAATAGCAAAAGATTTGAACTGAGTAAGAAGGTTCATCCAAGGAGACTTTTGATTGCCTCTCCATAGGAAGGTATCTGTTAAGTTATCTCTTTGGATAACCTCACTAGCTACGTAGTCCCCAAGTCTTCTGAGGGTCATGAGATTATTCATATCCCTTTCGATCAAATCAAAGTATTCCTGATCTTTGATCTTAATGCCCCCCTCAGGGGTAACTTCAGTAGAGTTCTTAAGAGCCTTCACTAAGTTAGAGAATCTTTTATCTGCCTTAAGACCTAATCGGTTCAACACAGAATCACTAAGGAACATACCTCTCTTACCCCCTTCATGAGCATACCTCACAAGGTCTCCTAAGAAGTCCCCTCGTGCAGTGCTCACAATAGAGTTCTGAGAGTGTGCTAGATATCTTGTGAAAGGAGAGTTACCAGCGGCATATGCAGTACCTGCAACAACCTTAGCCATCCCTACATGCAGAGGGTCAGTCTTGTTTCGAGTGAACCTTTCAATATTTCTATTGTTGATTTCTCTCCAAGTCTGTTGTCTCTGTAGTTCATTGCCAAACACCTGATTGAGGATAGCGTGCCTATCATCGGCAGTGTAGACACCCTTAGACCAATCTGCTAACTTACGTTCTACCCCGGGAATACTCTTGATAATGAAAGAAGCCCCAAATCCTTTAATAGCTTCAGCAGTCTCAAAGTGATTCAAGAAACCCATAAAGGCATTCTTAGTGAAGAACGTAAGGTTCCTAGCAACATCATAGAATGCAGATGCTACAGTGTCCCCCTCATTAGGGTCTCTCATAGAGCGGCCATAGTAATCAGCAAAGTATGCCCTTAGTGCCTCTGTCTGCTCATTTTTAGTCTTTAGGTTAATCTCAGATTTACCTAGGTCATTCAAAAGATCATCAAAGTATCTTTCAGCATCCTTGTAGCTAGTGACTCCGAACACTTTATTAAGACCTAAATCCCCTGAGACCCTTAAGGTATACCCTTGCATAGTATCAAAGGAATCAGCCTGTAGTTTGTCTACAGAGAAACCATCAGTGTCCTCAATAGTGAACTTCCAAGGCAATCTGCTCTTTTGATAGTCATAACTAAAGCCCCCATCCGCATCATTAAGGAAGCCTTTGCGGATCCCCTCGCCTTGATCAAGATGACCTAAGGCATCACTATTGGCTTCTTTAGTTACCCATTCTTCAAACGTAGGAACACTCTTAGGAACTTTATTAGGGGCATCCTCTGCAAGCTTCTCTGCAGGTTTGACAATAGTATCATCATAAATCTTTTGGAACTGCTTAAGAACTTTAGGATCATCAAGAGACCGCAACAAGAGATTAGCAATCTTCTCTTTAGCAAGCTTGATGTTGCCTAATCTTGAGGCTGAACCAAAGGAATCAACAAAGTCTGCAGCCTTTTTAAAGGAGACAATGTGAGGGAAGTAGTCTTCGACACCTTTAATCATCTTGCCGTTGACAAGAGCACCTCCATAGAAATTATAGAATCCTTGGTACTCTTTAACAGCATTCTGAAAGTTCTTTGAGGAATCTAAAGGTGTTTCAATGCCTTCAATCTTTTGTTTAATCAGGTGGTCAAGGTCTTCATAAGAGTACTGATTGTTGTACTCATTGAATAACTTTTGACGATAATCAAAGTACGAATCACTGTACTCTCTGCCTTTGTCTCTATAGAAATTTCTATATTCCTCTGCAGTGAACTTATCAGTGCTGAACTGCTGACCTGTAGATCTGTCGCCTCGCTCAGATTTACCTAAGCGATCCCAAACGTTCTCCTTAAATGCCTTAGACCCTAATGTATCCGGTAGTTTGTCTATAGCACCTTGAACAGTGATTGATGGGAGCTTTGATTCAATCTTAGTGAGAAGATCATTAATGATACCTTTAGGGGCCCCCTTAGTGATTGCCTCCTCACCCTTCTCAGCAAAGTTCTTTACTTGAATTGTGGCACGTCTCGAAACGTCCCCAAGAGGCTCACCAATGCTTTTCTTAGCTCCCCCTAAGAGCTTAGCAACTCCTTCTATAGTGCCCCCAAAGGCCATCCCGATTCCGAAGTCCATGAAAGCACTGTTGTCATCCCCCATAGACCAATTATCAAGCTGACCTGAGACTGCCCCAGAGACTGCCCCTAGTCCAACTCTAGCAACTAAAGAACCTCCCCCTACAGGTGTATATGACAAAGGATCACCTGCCATAGAACCTGCACCTGACAATAGGTTATTCCATATGGAGGCATAAGACTGCTTCTTACGATAGTCATCTACCTCCTTCATGAGTGCTACATTCAAGTCAAACTGTGCTTTGTTCTGAGCACCCCAAAGAGCACTATTGTATCTATCTAGGTTATAATCAAACAACTCTAATATAGAGGTACGCTCGGCATCTGTAGGAGTATATGCAGGGGGACTAAAGAAATCATAGTTACCCCCAAGATACTTTTGGACTTCTTTAGGTGCCCATGTATTCCAAAAGCCCCCTACAAAGCCTACATCAGTATCAGCTTCCTCTTCTTTTCTCTTTTGTTCTTCCTGTTGATGGGCATTGAATTCAGCCTTTTGATACTCAGTAAAAGTGCTTACTTGATCAACACCTGACAAGGAATTCAAAGCTTTATCTGAAGAGGAGACAAAAGGGTTTCTAGTGGTTACTTCGTTGTCTGCCATGTATCAATACCTTCAATTCTCTCGTTCCACTTTCGATTAGCCTCATGAGCCTTAATAATCCACTGCTGTCCATAAGTCTTAGCAGGATTCTTAGCACGTTCATCAATGTAACTCTTGTAGCTGTCATTAATGAACTTATTGTCTACTCTAAACTTAACACGGCCATTAGTGATATCATAGACGTCTAAGGTATCTGTCTGAGGGTTATACCCAACAATAACGTCCTTATCAACAGTCCATTTGTTCTTCTCAAAGGCTGCCTCAAGTAACTTTTCAGTGTACTCCTGAACATCACTAAAGGAAGCGTTAGGGACACTAAAGAGACTATTGGGAATATAGGAGCCCATTAGTTTGACATTAGATTCCTCCATATCCTTCTTAGCTTTGTCTATAGCATCACTCATATCCTCATTAAAGTATGAGTAGCTCAGAGCTTTGTTGAAAGCAACAGTCTTAGAGTACTTATCGTTGAACGAGATATCGAGATCATTAGAGATATTATCCTGCATAGCCTGAATGGTGTGTCTGCCATCAGCAGTAGAGGATAGCTCTTGGTATCTTGAGGCCGCCCTAATGCAGTCCTCATAGGAGGAACCTGTTGAAATACTGTTCACTAAAGCTCTGACTAAGTTTTGCTCATAAGGCTTCATATCACCAAAGGCTAACTCAAAGCTATCTGGATGAGCCTTATACAGTGACAACATCATATCTAACTGCTGAGGAGCCTTTACGTTAGACACTTTAGATTCTGTAAGTTTACGAACGTCCCCTGTAAGGGAGCTCATTACTTTCTTAGCTTCTGCACTAAGGTAAGCTTTAGCAGGATTATAGCCACCTGATGGATTTGAAGCAATCTGAAAGATATCCTCAGTAGTGTACACGCCTGATTCAACGTTATTAGTAAAGAGCTTATCTAAGTCTTTATTAGTCAAATCAAGGATATCAGGTTTATAGACAACCCCGCCTGTCTTTAGGGCATCTAGATAAAGGTTACCATTCTGAAGAGTAGCAGCATCCTTAGCTTGTTTCTCAGCATCCCTATTGGCTTGAGCAATCAATCTATCTGCCTGAGTTCGTGCCCTCTGGCCTGCCTGAATGAGCCACTTATAGCGGTCACTAAGGGCACCCCCAGAACTCTGGGCTTCCCACTGAGCCATCTCATCAATGGTCTGGTAGTTGCCCTCATTAACGAATGCTTCTACTCGTCTATGATCTTCACCCCAGACCTCAGCATCCCTAGTCCACATAGTAGCTCTAGCCTGTGCCTTAGCTTTGCCCCAAGCAAGCTCACCCATGATGTTCTTAAGACTCTCCCCGTTCTTAGCATAGGGAGGAGTATAGTCACCCAACTGTTCGAGTAACTGAACACCATCGGATCTGCTAGCCACCATAGTGAGCATGTTGTCAATGAGCTTCTTCTGCTGATCAGGTGTATAGTGAACACCTACAGTATCGTAGATCTGATCAAAGACACCTACAATACTCTTAAAGTTAGCATTAGGATCATTAATGATAGCACTAAAGTTAGCTGATTCTGCTAAGATAGATGCCTGAGTTTTCTCATTGTTGTCTACTGCCTGAGCTTTAGCAATGAACCCTACACGACCCTGAGGAGAAGTCTCATAGAAGCCCCTGCGGAAGTACTCATCAGAATCATCGTACCCAAAGGCTTCCAACATATCACTCTTAGATTCTTGGAAGTATCTAAAAGCCTCAGCATCAATCTGCTCAGGAGACATATCCTTAAGCAGATTCTTGTCGATAACCTCTCTCTCAAAGTCCTGCTTAGCAATGGAGTAAGCCATCTTGCCATGCATGTACTTGAGACGAGACATAGCAATAGGGTCATCTTGGAATGGCACTGCATGATCCTGAATATCTCTTTGGTAATCCTCAAGAGAATGCTGTTGCAGGTACTCATCAACAAGCTTATTCTTTCTATCAGTCTCAGATTTAAAGTAGTCCTCAGTAGCTCTACCGATACCCTTAAAGGCATGCATTAATGATTCAGCCCAGTTGCGTTCCTCAGGCTGAACAGTCTTCTCAGGGATGTTTAATGAGGCACCTTTATATGACCCTAGTTTAGCTAAGCTAGAATTGAAGTACTGCCACTGGCCAAACTGGGACTTAACTGAAGAGGTACCTGAAGTGTTCTCATAAGTCATTAGTAATAATATCCTCCATAGGAGCCTCGTCTACCACCATTAAAGCTTTGATTAAGAGAGCCTGTTGCATTCTGCAGATAATCAAGGAAGTTAAACATGCCTTGGTTCTGTGTCTTCATAGTGCTGTAGTTAGCCATAAAGTTACTCATAAAACTACCTCCGGTACCTGCAGTAGAAGCAGAGGTAGTAACACCTGCTGTAGAGGTACCTAAAGCACTGGCACCTGCGGCACCTGAGAGACCCGCAGAGCCCCCAACACTAGAGGTACCTGCAAGAACTGTCTCTCCGCCTACAGTGCCTGCAATAGAACCACCGGTACCACCTGCGGCTCCACCTGCGGCACCCGCAAGGGCACTGCCTGCACCTGCAGTGAACGCACCAATAGCGGCACCCTTAGCAGAGGTATCAAGGAATTCCATAAGGTAACTAATGCCCCCCTTATATTGGCTCTTGAGTTGATCTCTGGCTTGTTCTACAGAATTCTTCATCTGGACATATAGAGCATCCTTCTGAGATCTAATGTTAGTTACATCAGTCTCATAGGCATCCTTAAGAGCAGTCTTTTGTCGCAACACTGCACCTGAGATTGATCTTTTGATTTGTCCTGCAGTTCGCCCTTCGTAACCTGTCTCAGCTAGAGAAGCTTCAACTGTAGCGTTATTCTGCAAGGCGTTATAAGACAACTGAAATAAGTTGCTCACAGCATTATCATAGGCACTCTGCTCTTGTCTAGTCAATTGGTTCTGATTCCAATTGTAGTTCATCTGAGCATAGTACATCTGTTTCTTGAATGCTTTAGTGAGAGATCTGTTGTACTTTGATTTCTGCCACAGGGAACTACCACCACCTGCAACTGCACCGATTACTGCACCTGCAGCAATTATTCCTGACATAGTTCCTCTCTATTGTTAGTTAATAACTGCCACTCATCAGTAAACTCTTTCTCTGCTTCCTCTACAGTAGATGCATTACTAGCAAAGAACATAGTAATGTAGGTGTCATCAAAGGCACTAAAGACTTGCCTGCGGCCATCCATACCTTTCAATACAGAATAGCCAGAGATCTCCTCTAGGTGATCCCCTACGACAACCTTACAGTCCCCACTAACGATAACCACTGTAGGAATCTTAATGAAAGCACCTGCACCAATCTCACCCTTTCTCAATAGAATGGTTCTAACGTAACAGCCTGCCCACAGGAAATGATCTACTTCAATAGGTGCCTCAGGCAGAGACAGAGTAGCCATAACAAGACCTTTACCAATCTCTTGCTCCATAGGTGCCATACTAGGCAGAGCACCTAACATAGCTTTCTTAAGAGTTAATCCCTTTCTCACGTCTGACTATTCCTCCGAATATAATATCCTTCCCAACCACCAGAGATAAGGTTCACAGGCAACGGATTATCTGAAGTAACTGTAATCTTAACCTCAGTACTATTGTCCTGCACAGGGAACTTAAACTTACCTGTTGCTACTCTATAGGCTCCTAAGACTAATGGAGATTCACTTAAGACCTTAGATGTACAAGTGTACTTGAAGTGCTTATTCTTGACATCATTGTCTACAGACACACCAAAGGTACCAGAGTTACTATAGTTAAACCAATAGTATCTCAGTTGTAATCTGCCTTCATCTTCAGAGATCGTAGCACCGTCAGAAGTAGTTTTCTTAATCGTTGGTCTAGACAATACAACAGCAAATTCATATTGCCTGCCTACGAAGTAAGTCATGCCTCTGAGATCACCGGTCACCTTAAAGACACCATTAGCATCCCAATCGGTTACCTGATGATAGTAGCCATCAGTACCAACTAGACAATATGTAGCTGAGCCAATCTTAGGAACAGCACCATAGACATCCTTTAGGGAGACCTCGGTATAGTCATTGTAGTCACTGTACTTATTAGTAGCAGGGATGACATAGCGTACCTTACGATCCATAAAGTATCTTACAGGCTCATCAGAGAAGTCTACTGCCTGACCTGTAAGCCTGCTCTTCTCTAAGAACAGTCCGCCATCAGTGTTAATAAGGAAGTAGATTTCAGAGCCTACGAACTCTGCAAGTAAGACCTGAGTACCTTCATATCGGAACGTCCATTTGCACCATGACTGCTGCAAACTCTGGGAATTCTGAATGATGTACTTAAAGATCCATACAGTGTTAGGATGAGTACGTGAACACAGTGTGATTACATTGTCTGAAGTATTACCAGAGAGCCTAAAGATTCCCTTAGGAATATACGTAGGAACATGTGCAGCTACGTCCTCAGCATCCTTAAGATCAGCTACGTCCTGTACCGTATAGTATCTCATAAGAGAGCAATAGTTAACTCTGTTAGAGATAAAGAAAATACTTTGTCCTACACCTAAAGGCTGAGCATCATCACTGTAATCAAAGGAAGTGATTTGATCAACCTTAGCACTCTTAGGGGTCATTACGCCATCGCTAGAGAGAACAAATTGTCCCTCTCTAGAGAACAACATTAGTTCCCTGCTGAATGGTACTGCATGTGTTAGAATACAGACTTTGTTTGAAGATACAGCAAGGTCAATTGGATCAGTATCAGCAATAGTAGCTGCTGATTTAAACCAGAAATTAAAGAAATCAGCAGAAGCACTGAGGATAACATTTTCACCACTGATGAACCCTAAGCGATTTCTGTAGAAGAACATATCATTCAGCGTTTCCCCTACGAAGCTAGGCTCAGGATTGCTGTCCTCATCACCTACTGCTCTATCAGTCCAAGTAAGTCTTTTGAAGTGGAAGGAGCCATCAGATTCTCTTACGAGAGCATGAGGCATACTAGAGTAATCAAATTGATACTGAATGTTTGGTGCGGCACACTCTAGCCACGCATTCTTACCTTCATTGTAGTTAACATAGTAGTCATCATCATCCGAGTTAGATTCACCCTTAATGCGCATGATGTAACCATTAGGAGCAGCAGGGGGAAGCTTAGAGACACTGTTAACGTAACCCTTCAAGACATATGCATTAGTGTTGCCAAAGCCATCCTTAACAACAACATTAGGCATATCCCAGCCAGTCTTAGCTTGGATGGAAACTACGGAATCACCAAAGACTTTGAAGTTATAAGCATTGAAGTTGAAATCAGGATTCTTAGCGAACCCCATAGAGGCTCTGCCGCCAAGCTGTCCTAATAGCCAATCATAGGTAGTGGCTCCCTCCTCAGCACTCTGAGAACCTGTAGCTAAGTCTACAAGTTTCTCTGCAATGTACGCAGAGGTAGTCTGTACAGCCTGCCTAGGTTCACCACCATCAGGTGTAATGACACCACACATAAAGGTACTGCCCATAAAGAGAGCATAGGTCTTAGCATAGGAGGCATTCTTAATGTACGCTAGTGCAGTGTCCTGACCATTTTGAGAGGTAGTAGAACTAGACATACCAACGGTTTTACTACGATTCAGAATGAACGTATAGTCTGCAACAGTGACTGCTCTAAATTCATCATTAGCGTCCGTGACATTAAGATAACTAGCATCATTGTCAATAACAACTTTCTTTTCATTACCTTCAAAATCCCATACCTTTAGAGACCCGCTGGACATACCTAAGATATACTGCTCAGTCTCGTCTCTGTTAATGACATGATACTTAGTAGTGAGTGGATCTACTCTGCCCCCAAGTCTCTTAATGTGAACTGTAGGAGGTCTCTTTTGCAGGCCATCAACTTCACTAGAGAAACCATTGATCTGCTCCTCTACCTGATCAGCAAACCTAATGATTTCCGGTTGCTGAGATACGCCACCCTTATAGGATATCGTTGATTGCGATACTAATGGCATCCCTATTAGCTCCTCTGGATATACTGAGAAATGTATTGGTCATCATTGAGGATATTATAGTTACCCGTAGTTAGATCATAGTCAATGATATCTGCATAGGCACTAGATTCCTCAGTCATCAGATGCGTATTCAGGTCACCTGAAGTAAGATATCTCATCTGGAAGATTCTAGCTGCACGACAAGTAATGAACTTACGGAATACCTCAGGTAACTCCTCAAAGTCTAATCCTCTAACCAGAGTATCTAAAGTCAAACCCTCAGGGAACTCATTGGTCTGCGAAAGAATGTCGAAAAAATAGCCGGATCGTCTGATCAACTTATAACCACTGCTGACAAACCTAAGATAATTATTAGGGCAGGGAACTAAGTTAGTATCATCGTCCGGCAATAAAGCTACTGAATCTTCAATATTAAAGTCCCATCCTCTTGATTGAATCTCTTTAGAGACACTATCGAGAATCCTCACTGCATTCAGAACGTCTACATTCAGTTCATCTTCAAGTGAGTTGACAGGACTAGAGCCTACAGCAGATAAAATCTCATTCACTGCATCTAGTTTGTTAGAAGGAGTGACAATCATAATTTATCCTTTGTAGTAGTATTTTATAGTTGTTATTATGTATTATTTGGGAGCTGCAGGGATCTTAGGCTTCCTAGAGACTACCTTAGGTTTGACTTCAGTTGGGGCTTTAATCAAACCTAATTTAATCTTTTCTTCTACAGTCAAACGGGAGCCTTTCTTAGAACCCCCGTTGACATAGAAATAGGAATCCTTAATGTCGGATTCCGAGTACATTACGCACCAACCTGAGCAGTCTTAACGAAGAGACCCACGGCTTCAGGACGAAGGCCACCGTGACCCACAGCCATCTTAGCAATGATCTGATCAGCCTGATATTCAGCTCTGCGAGCACGTTCCATAGCGAGATCCTTCAGCTTAAGGGCACCCACAGCGGAACGGTGGAAGGCGATACCCTGAAGGACAGCCGTAGAGATCTGAGTCTTAAGAGCGTGCTTACCATCAACACCTTTGTTCAAGAAGTTCGGAGTTTCCACAATCTGGAAGCCACAGACATTCTGGAGCTTGCCCGTATTCGGATCAAAGATAGCAGCAAAGTTAGCAGCATCCGGCATAAGGGCACGGCAGATAGCCGAATAACCTTCGGGGGAGACAAGGAAATAACGGTCACCTGCCGGAACCCAATTCTTCGTAAACTGAGCACGGGCATCAATCAGACCCTGCAGGAGGATGTTGCCATACTCCACAGTCGTAGCTTCATCGAGACCCGTAACATACTCAAATGCCTTGCCCGTACCCGGATTTTCAAGAGTAGTATTATCAGGGATGTTCTCAGGCATACCATCGGCAGTCTTAGCACCCGTGTTAGCAAGTTCATTGATAGAGGCACAGTCGAAAGCCTGAGCAAGAGCTTCACCAAGCTGCTTCGAGTATTCCGTACGGACATCATAGTGATTCATTGCATCATCGATATCCGTGATAAGAGCATCAGCCGTGAGGAGACCATCGATAGCAATCACTCGCTCCGTGTTCTCCATCTTCTTACGCTGATCATCTAAGGAGTTACCCGGGGTAAGATACTTAGCATGAGTACGACCCATGACAGCGAAGCTGGCACTCTTCCCGTGCGGAATAGTACGAACAATCTGTTTGTCCATCATGACAGACGTTCTCGTGAAAGCCGTAAGGACTTCACCAGAGAAGATCTTCATGAACAGCTCATCACGAGCATCAGCACTCAGATTCTGACCAGGATTGGAAATAGAATTAGCGTTTAACGCAGCCATTTTATTATATTCTTATTGTAGTTATATTATTGTTATTAGGAAATGTTTTCTTATTATGGGTACGTTACAACTGAGTATAGTACATCTTCATTTCGATAGCTCTAGTGTAACTGGGGTCAGCACCATAGCGGGGGTCACTCATAGCCTCCACTACTTCCTGCTTACTTGAGAAGCCCTTATAGCCACCCGTAGTAACCCCACCACCCATAATAGTAGGATTACGTGTTCCTTGCTTAGCAATCATCTTAGCTTTCATACCCTCAAACATAAGAGTAACAGCTTCAAGATTGTTGTTGTCAATAGCTCGATTAAAGGAACTCAGAACCTTATTAGAGAGGTTTCCTTGTGCCCACTCAATAACCTTGTTGTACGCCTGTTCTCCGCCTGCTGAATTATAGACAGCATTAGTGAACTCACTCTCAAGGTTCTGTCGTGATTCAATGAAACCCTCAATGACCTCTGAAGGATAACCTGCCTGAGCAAGGTCAGCCATAGTCTTACTAGACAAGGCACCATACTCATTGTATTCCTTAATGGCCTGATTGAAGTCCACACCTTTAGCCTTAAGATCCTTACCAAGGGCATCTAAGGTTTTCGTGTGCTTATCAATCTTTACATTAAGGTCACCCTCAGGTTCCCCCTGTTGTGGTTCTGCCTGAGGTTCACCCTGAGGATCCCCTTCAGGTTCACTTACAGGGGCAGCATCAGTGCCACCCTCTTTAAGCATGCCTGTAGCTTCATCACCATCAAGGGTAAGCTGTTGAGTACCTGAGATCATAATATCGACACCATTGTCGACACTAAGACCATCACTATTCAAGTTTGTTGTTTCTTCGCTCACCTGTTACACCCCCTGTTCCTGTTGAGCTTTGTTGTTATCTACTGCCATCTGAGCTTGTGCATCAACACCCTGTTGGGCAGCATATTGTTCCATCATTGCCTGCTGTTCCTGAGCAACCTCTTCAGGAGACTTAACGAGACCCGTAGCATCAATCTGAGCACTCGTGAAGATACGCATAGCTAAGTTCTGCTGATTGATCATCTGCATGATATCAGGGAACTGAGCGAGTACCTGAAGTGCCTGAGACAAGTTAGCAAAGTCATGACCACGACCCAAGGCATCAACACCGGTGATGACCGTAGGTTCAATCGTAGCGAACTGCTCAGAGATAGTCGGTAGGCTGCCATTAGACTGCATCTGATTGAAGATACAGGACACTAAAGGCAACTGAAGTTCCTGAGACAGGAGACTATAGACACCCCCTAAGGTATCCTCAAGTTCCTGAGCAATATATCTGATCTCCTCTGCTGTCACTCTATCTCTTGTGATTTGAGCAGTAGTGCTAGACAACATGAAGCAATAAGACAATCTCTGTTCGATACCCTGAGATACCACATAGCAGCCCTGAAGGTCAGTCTGTTTGTTTGTCTGCATTGCAACAATATCGTCCTGTCGTCCTCTTACGAAAGCTCCATTCTCAGCTTTAGTAAGAGCCTTAATGTTAGTTTGACAGGAGGGAGACACTAGGTACAATACCTTAGCACAAATCATAGCCATATCATTAATGGCATGCTGAAGGTTCTCTAAAGAGATCAAGTCACCAAGGTAATCTTCAACAAAGGATCGACCATAGGATTCCCCATCTTTCTTAGTGAATCTCACAGGGATCCAAGGGCATTTGCCATAGGGATACGTCTGTTCTGATCCGGGGATAATGGTATTATTTACTTCCTGATAAGACTCCCAAGTGGAACCCTCTAAGGTATCCCCACGGACAAGATAGGTATGAGTGTAGATGTTAACCTTCTCAGAACGATTAACCTCATTACCTGCATTGCCTAAGAGACTTAAGACACTCGGAGGGATAGTCCCCTGAGCTAAAGTGTCTCTAGCGACAATCTGAAGTACATTGCCAATAGCATCTCTTTCAACTACGAAGTTTCTGAGAGTATAGCACTTCATGCCACCCTCTAGAGGAGGCAGAAAGAGCAACGCATTGCCAGCAATCAGGAGCTGCTTAATGCACTCAAAGAGAGTAGGTCTAAGACCATTGTGCTCCATGTACTTCACCATAGCAGCCTCCATCATAGACAAGCCGTACTCTATGGTATCCTTAACCTGATCATTGCCAGATGCCTGTAGTGCCTCATTAGATGCAGTATCTAACCCAAGTCTAAAGAAAGGCTGACCCGGAGGGAGCAGAGACAACAACAACTTAGATGCTAAGTTATTGAGACCTCTAGCTCCAATAGAATTATAAGGTGTCGTATAGGCAGTGCCACCATCATCAGATTCCTTAGGGAACAACTGAGGGATAGTATAGGTAGCATTCTTCTCTGCTCTCTGGGTATACTGATCTCTGTCCGTAGACAATCTTTCGTATACCTTTTGTGCACCTTCAGCAGTTTGATTATCTAGTTTAGTTTCTGCCATTATTACACAACATTACGTCCCGTACCACCGGCACCACTAATGTTAACCTTAAGACTGCTCTTACGTCTCTTAGTGGTAGTCGACGGGGTGGAAGTAGAGACAGCCTTAGACCCCTTAGAGAAATCATAGGTCTCATTAGCACCAGTGCCACCACTGTTCATGATACTCTCACCAACCTGAGGATTCTTTGAGGGATCATAAGGCTTAGCAGTAGTAGCCTTAGTATCATCGTAACCCTCAGTACCTACAGAAGTGTCTATAGTAGGAGTAGTAGTAGTAGTAGTAGTACCGTTAATGGCGGATAAAATCATATCCTTAATTATGCCGTTAGGTAGGCTACTAGGTTTCTTCTTGCTGCTACTGGGTTTCTTTGGGTGTCTATCCTGCCAAGTTGAATCTCCACGTCCCATTATACAATATTCCTTCCGCTAGAGGTACCAGTCAAGTCAACCTTAAGAGACTTCTTGCCTCTCTTCTTTCCTTTAATTAACTGTTGCTTCTCTGATTCTGATTCAGTAGTGTTAGACGTATCTGCATCCACAAACCCTAACTCAGGAGCAGGAACAGGCGCTGCAGTAGTCGATTGATCAGAGTTACTGTGGCCACCAATAAGACCACCAGTGGCAACCTTAACTACTTTCTTAAAAGCTTTCTTGAAGAAGCCCATTAATATCCTCTTTACTTAAATAATAGCAATTATAAATACGGAATCCTTTAGAGACATAACTATTCTTTAACATAGGAGCACACCAATCATTGACACTCCCAGTTTGAATATAGTCACACTCATCATTCTTTAGACAATCAATTAAATAATCAGACAATGCTCTAGCAATGCCTGCTCCTCTTTTAAAAGATACAGTCCATTCTTCATTAAGGATTCTTTGCTTATCAGAATACCAAGGGTAACCATAGGATAACAAACAGCATCCCACTAGTTCATCTGTAGATTGACTATAGAAACCAATAATACGATAATCATATTGGTTATTATTCAATACTACATCTTTAACAAAAGACCTAATATAGTCTTTATCTAAGTTTCTTATGAAGGATAAATTATTAGGATTATCTATAATAGATTCCATACATTTATCTAGAGCCTCCATAGCTGTATTTAAGTCTACAATAGGTTTAACATAAAGTTTACCTATAGACCCCCTATAGTCCCCCATAGTATTCATTATCCTTTTTTAATTTTTTACATTACGTTAGTGCCTACACCCTTAGCTTTGTCTAAGGATACCTTAAGACCTTTCTTACCCTTACGAGCCTTCTGTTCTTCAGTCTCCTGAGCACCAAGCTCCGGTTCCTGAGGTTCAACTACAGGGTTGTCTAAGGCAGGTGCCTGAACTTTTACTTCAGGTGTCTTAGGCTTTGAAAACAGTGCACCGATTTTAATCACCTATATGGTTTTGTTCATTGAACTTATTTTCAAGGAAGTCAAGTACATCCTGTACACCACCACAGTAATCAATGGTAGGCTTATAGCGGATCATCTTGCGTACATCAAAGATCTTCTGAAGTCCCTCCAACAAGTCTTTCGGGACAGCCGGAAAGTTGTCGAAGAGGGGTTCATCAGGATCACTTTTAGTGGTATCTTTGATATCAATTTTCATAGATTCGTCTTTCACGATTATCTATCTCCTAGTGTGGTGAATTTATTATCAACTATTAGTTGTCTTTATAGGGGTTATTTTATCAGGTGTCCAAAGGGTATCTTTAGTGTCCCCTTGGCGAAGAATATAGGCCATTCTAGCTTGCAGCAAAGCATCATCTTCAGTAAGGCCAGCTTTCTTGTAGGTATTAACTACAGTCTCCCATAGTTTATCCTGAGGAACATCCTTAAGGATCCTCTCTGCTCTTACTGCTCCAATACCGGGACAACCTTTATAACCATCAGCAGTGTCTCCTACTAGTGTCTGAAACATATGCCAATAATTAGCTTTATCTTCGTCAATCCAATAGATTTGATCTTCATTTACTCTATAGAAATGAGTAGGAAGAGTTTTGAAATCCTTATCCATTGACACAATTAAGGTTGTATCAGGGGTACTATTAATACCGATTACATCATCAGCTTCTAGAGATTCACTAGATTTAGATTCATAGTTATTTCTGATCCATTCCACTAATCCATAGTAGCAAGTAGGCTTTCTTTTATCAAGCCTATTGTTTTTATAATCAGGCATTAAGTGCTTCCTAAAGTTATCATTAGGATCACTAAAGACAAACGAATAGTCATTCATTTCGACATTATGGTTTGTCTTTAGTATACCTTTAATACCCACAATAATATCTTCAAATTGATCTATTGCATCATCCAAATAGGCATGACAAGTATATAGACCATCCCCCCAATAGATATCCTTTTGGACAGCAGAAGATGCTTTATAGGCCAATAGATCTCCGTCTATCAGCCCAATGTATTCTTTAGTAGCACTCATAGGATGATGCAAGCTCAGCACCAGAACGAGTAAGCAGCCATCGATTGCCTGCCTGTCGAATATACTTATTGATTGACGTAATGTGACCTCGAGAGGCCATCTCTGCAATCATTCGTGCATTGAATCGACAATAGTCTGACTGAAGTTTAGGATGGACTTCACCAATGTAAGCAAGAGCACTGCAGTAGTTACTCATCTCAGCGTTACGCTTGTGAACAATAATCTCCCCAGTACTCTTCTCTTCTGTATAGAAATACTTAGGCATCTTCATAACTACCCTCCTCCTCTGTAGTGGTATCTGAAGTCACACTGTAACCGAGCTTCATAAGGAGGTCATGAATGATCTCTTCAGGAGACCAATCCTTCCAAGTTTCAGGTTCCGGCTCATAGTTAAGCACAGTCTCACCATTAAGAGTGACTACAGCACCATAAGCAGGGACAGTGCCATACTCATCATGCTTAACCTTCCACTTCCACATAATATGGATGTGATCAATGCTGCCCTTAGGAGCCTTGTAGTCACGCAACAGAGCTGCCTTAGTTTCTTTAGTCATACCAGTGTTTTCCATAGTAGTAATTAATGAGTATCAGCCCAAGTACGGCCAATCTTTCCTTCTGTATCAAGTTGACAATTAAAATTAAAGAATGCCTGAGTTTGTCTCATTGATTCTTGAGCAATCCTACAGCAGTCTTCAGCGGTTTCCTTAGTGCGACAAGCAACGCCAATTTCATCATGACACCACACCTGCAGTGCAAAGTCACCATTCCAACCATGCCTATAGCCAGCCTTTCGCATGTTCTCCTCCCACAGGCATACCCATTTCTTACAAATGAGAGCACCTGCAGATTGCAATAGAGTATTCAAAGCTGAGTGCTCAGAGCGCACATAGATGACACGTCTGTCCAAACCTAAGACACAATGAGTAATCTCAAGAGAAGGGCTATCAGGATGATATCTCTTACGCCACTTCACTTTACGAGAACCCCCTACCCACTCTGATGAGGAGATAAGACAATTAGAGATATCCTCTACTAGCTGTTTGTAAGCAGGAACAGCCTTAAAGAACTTCTCTTTAAGTGCCTTACCTGCCCTAGCGTCTCCCCCTATAATCTCACCAAGCTTAGCGTCACCCCCTCCGTACATCGTGCAGTAAATCATAGTTTTCGCTTGATCACGTGTTGCAAGCCCTGCCATCTTTTGGTTATGTGTATGGATATCCCCTAATAGGATTTCCTTTACATATGCACCATTATCATAAGGATATAGGAAATGCCCGAGGCAGCGAAGCTCAAGCCCAGAAGCATCAATACCAGCTTCATACCAACCTTGTGGAACAGTGAATAGTTCTCTGCAAACCTCCCCGTAGGGGGCTCTATTGGCAGGAACTTGTGCAACATTAGGATAGCTATGAGTTGCACGGCCAGTGACAGCCCCATTAGGGTTAACACTCCCGTGAATACGGATGTAGCCATCAGGATCCTCCTTCATTAGCTTTAGCCACGCATTACTGCCTTCAGCAAGCTGACCAATACGTTTGTTTAACATGAGAAGCTCTAGGATCTTGCTAGTCATAGGGATATCTTTAGCAGTCTTTAGAGTTTCTTCATCAACCTTAGGCAACCCCGTATCAGTTACTTCCTGAGGCTTCCATCCTTGTTCAATGAGAACCTTAGCAATCTGTTGTCGACTATTGGGATTAAAGGTTTCATAAACAGGATATTGTACTCCTGCTTTAATACCTTTCTTAGCGTTGTCTCTCTTGTAGGTCTTATAGCCAGTCAATAGAGGAGGGACACTATCTTGCAGCTCTTTAGTCAACTCATCTCTGCGCCCCGCAAGTTCACTATAGAGAACTACAGCTTTATCTCTATCAAAGACAAAACCATTACGCTCCTGCTTAGCCATAACCCATGCAATATCGTGCTCAAGCTGTACGGCCTCCCAAGGATACCCTTTGCCTAAGAGTTTATCAAAGAGCATCTTAGTGACAACTACGTCCTGATAGTTGTACTTGTACATCTCTTCTGAGAAGCTGTCCCAAGCCTCCTCCTGTTCCCCATAGGTGCCCTTTAGTTCACACATACGATAGCCATAGGCTTTCAATGAATGGGAACCAAAGAGATCCTTAGGAAGCCTCCCAGAACGAATTAAGCCCATATCGAGATCTTTAATGTTACTCCAAACTAGACGAGCATAGACAAGCGTATCGATAACACAATCCCTAGGATCAAATACAAAGTCTTTACCTGATAGTCGCTTAAGACAAGGGACATCGTACTTGATACCATTGTGAAATACCAAGTTATAACCGCTAGTACCATATATATTAAGAGCATCAATGTATTCATCGAGATCCTTATATCCTTTGTACTCCTGAGAGGCACTATCGTAGATCCATGCGCACCAGAATTTAGTTACGGTATCCAATAGTCCATTGGTTTCGATATCAGTAATGATATGTTTGTCGTATAGTTGAAGCATTTTCTATATCCTTCTATAGCTTTGCCAAGATTGTTGTATCAAGAAACTACTAGAATGGGCAGTCACCTAAATCATCCTCAAATGGGCAATCGTAGTCCTTTAGTCGGCCTGTTTCGGGATCATAATAGAGATAACCGCTTACCCCAGTCAGGCCACTAAAGCGGTTCTTTAAGACCCTTACAGTCATGACATTAGGGTTGTCACCCTGTTGGTTCCTCTCTAGGCCAATCACCATATCTGCAAGCTGAGCGATAGCACCGGAACCTCTAAGTTGACTTAAAGACACCTGAGCACCCTCTTCATGACCCTTCTTATCGGGGCGCTTAAGGTGACTAACGACATACATAGTACACCCTGTTTCTTCAACAAGGGATCTAAGGTTTGTCATTAGTTTGTCAATAGCTTTACGCTCCCCACCATCGTCACTATTGTCCATACCAGAGACAACAATAGAGATATGGTCTAGGAAGATTCTATTGCATCCTAAAGCTACGATCATGTATCTAAGCTTACTAAGCAGATTCCCAGAATCAAGTGATCCAAAGTGATCATAGAGGAAGAACTTTCCGTTGCCAATCGTGGCATCAAAAGCACTCTTGAGTTCCTCTTTAGGTACACTGCCGTTGTCCACGTTAAGGATAAGGCGTCTATTAAGAAATATGGACATAAGTTCAAGTCCTGTCTTTGCTGTAGACTCTTCAAGAGCAACCACGCCACAAGTCTCGCCTTTAGAGACACCAAAGAAATATTCAAGCTCTCTGAGTAGAGTGGATTTTCCCATACCTGATCCTGAGGTAATGACATAAAGCTCACCGTGTCTAGCACCGTTTGTCTTGCTTTGGAGAGCTTGAAAAGGATAGGCCACACTGTCTTTAAGACTATCAAGACCTTCCACACACTTCTCATAGAGATCTTGACCTGAAACAATTCCATCAGGTCTGTAAGGCTTAGCGTTCCATATGGCCGATACAAGGTCACCTGATCTCCCAGCCTTAAGACACTCATTAGGATCCTTAAGAGGTAGATTAGCAATGTACGCTTTACCCAATGGGAGAATCTTTGCACAATCTTCACATGCCTTTCGTCCCGGATCATCCATATCAAACATTAGGATGATCTCTTCAAAGTTATTAAGGTACTCTAGGTTAGCCTCAATGGCTTTCCTAGCAGCCTGAGCCCCATTAGGGATAGACACTACAGGCCACTTATTGCCTTGTACCTGAGACACACTAAGGGCATCTATCTCACCCTCAGTGATCACTAGTTTCTTACCACTAGACCACAACTGAGAACCATATAGACACCCAGAGATCTTCCCAAGTACAGCAAAAGACTTATCAGGGAATCTAAGCTTTTGTCCTACAAGAGAACCCTTGTCATCATAGTAGCAAGCCACCTGACAAGGGTTACCCTTATACTCCCCCACAAAATACTTTAGCTTAGTACAAGTATCTTTAGTGATACCCCTAGCAGGCAAAGCAGAGATCTGTAGTTCCTCTAAAGGAATCATATTGGATGCTGTCATCTTTACCCCCTTGGGTTTGTCCAAAGATCCATCAGGTCTAAAATAAGTGGTACAGCTATAGCAATACTTATGACCGTCACTAAAAACAGCAAGAGCATCACTAGAGCCGCAATTAGGACAAGGCTCATGGCGCAGAAAGGTCGATTCCATGATCTAGCATATAACGTGCACTTTGGAAATCACGAAGATTATATTGAAAGCCTGTATCAAAGCTGTATCGGCACTGATGTTCAAAAGGTGTCATGTGCCCACTATCAATAAGCCGCTTAGCAAGAGCAAGATCCTTTAGGATATCCGGCTTAGACCCATCGTGATTAAGGTAAGACACTCGGGCACAACGTGCAGCAGATATAAGTGTGAGAATCCGCAGATCATCGATAGCATCCATCTCATCAAAGTTCACATATGGAAGCGTACGCCCCCCGTGAGCATTAATATAAATGTAGGTGTTGCTAACGGCATCCATAGCCAACTTAATAGCCTTAGCGAGGTGCTGGATCTCTGGATCAGCATCAGGAGACAACCGGAGATTAAAGAAGTTATTCCACTCAGTAGCAGTGACAATAACTTTAATCTTAGTGAACGGCTCAAGGATGCGATTGATGTGCTGCTTATGGAACCCATTGTCAATCATCTTATGAGCAACTTCGATTGCCTTAAATGCAGCATCTTGCCACTCTTCACAAAAGATATCATAGTCATCTTCATTGACAATATCTTTGCCTTGCATGCCCTTGCAATTCTTATAGACATCCGAAGGTACCCAAGGATCATTAAGGATGTTCTGAATAGTTCGCTCTACAGGTACCGCACGCGAGCTAGAGGCATTGCGGCTGAAGCAATTATGAACCGTAATACCGTTTGCCAAGAAGTTGTGATAATCAGAGGAAACCGAAATATCGAAAACCTCTTCTTCACCAACGTATTCAATCGAATCAACTACCACAGCCATGAGGTTGCACTGACTACGGGTATTACAGTACACCTTATCTCTACCTACAGCAATGTCCTGCAACTCCTTCCAACCACTATCAGTAAGAATTAGATGGTCTGCGGTGCAAGTGACGGAGAAGTCTCCTGCTGTAATATTGTACACAGGCTTAACCCCAACCTTCCAACAATCAGTAACGGTCGTGTGAGTAACTTCCATCGTAGATTCATCCACAGAACGAAGCCTCATCTTGTTCAAACGACCTTTCATGTCATATCGCCGTACTCCGCCCCATCGAGTAGCATGAGGAGAGCTGCCGTTTTCCCACTTATCCCAAAAATCCCCAATAGTCATTGTATAGGCTCTGCACTTACTATCTCTGCTACCACTAGGGAGATCGAAAGTCAGCACCGTATCTGCAGTGAGGCACCGATGTGTCATGAATTCACTATGGATGAAACGAGGATACTCCAATTCAAACGTATAGAGGTTATCCCAGCGTGCACGAATGATAGCTTTAGAGTTACCTACGCAATAGATCTTAGAGATAGGATCATCACTCATCTTCATCATCATCCTCCTCATCATCAGCATCATCTTCAGAATCTAGGAAGGCTTCATATTCATACTCCCACTTCTCTTTCTGATTGTTGTGAAGCTCATCACGATATGAATCTCCATCAGGATAATGCCAATCTGATTTACGTTCAATAGGTTCCATGATTTTGTTTCCTTTAGGTTAACTATGGTATAGCTTTGGTAGGCGATAGGGGATTCGAACCCCTAAGGATTTCTCCGAGAGATTTTAAGTCTCTTGTGTCTACCCGTTTCACCAATCGCCTTCTGAGTATTTGGCGCGACCAGAGGGACTCGAACCCCCATCGTACACTTTAGAAGAATGTAGTATTGTCCAATTATACTATGGTCGCTGATATTTTATTCGCCATAAAAGATAGTCACATAGAGCCACATACTTCCTACAAGCAAAAAGAAGACTATAGTCCAACAAGCAAAAGCCCAAAGAATTTCAAGCAGAAACTCCCACACAGGAAATACCATCATTTTAGTTCTCCTTTGCTGTTAAGTTTAATAAAAGCCTCTAGTCTTGTATTGAGGTCTCTGAGTATTTCAAGGCTCTCTCGATGAAGTCCTGCACTTTCTGCGAGTAACTGTCTACACGCTTGGACTGACTTTGCATCAGCTCTGCCGGAATTCGTGATGATTGATCTATCGGTGATACGTAAGTTGTACTGCACCCTGTCAATCCGCTTGCCAAGAGAAGTGAGCTCAGCAGTAGTATCACTCGAATTCTTAAGTATGAGAGATATTGTTTCATCTTTCTTAGCTATGAGCTCCCGTTGCTTAACTTGATGCTGAGCCTGTATTTCTGCAAGCTTAGCTGTGTTCCTTAGGTCTTCAACCTTATACCCCGAGAGGGCACCTAAAGCAAAGACTGCAAGCAATATCCAAGTTCTCATAAAGTGCCTCTCTCTAGTAATGGAGATTTTATTATCGGACCCTCACGAGGTCGCCCTTAGTGAACTCTAGAGTACCATTAGCCTCTAAAAGATCAGTCTTAGACAACTTACATCCATCTAAGGAATGCTCATCTTCATAGACAATATAGAGAGCTCCTCGACCATACCAGGATTGTACATCAAAGCAAGGGCAGTCTTTAGCTACCCCGGGGAAATCTCTATGCCCTAAGACCTTAGCTTTAGGATACTTACTCTTAAGCCAGTCTAAAAGTTTCTTAAGAGATTCCTTTTGCTTCTCTGTAAAGTTGTCTACAGACTTACCGTTACGATCAGTCCCCCCAATAAGGCAAATGCCAACACTGTCATCATTATAACCCAGAACGTGACTGCCAATAGCTTCAAGGGGTCTGCCATTTTGAATAGTTCCATCCGTAAGAATGACAAAGTGATAGCCTATGCCAAGCCATCCCCTTTGACGATGCATTTGATCAATAGTTTTCCAAGTGTACTCAGGCTTATTTTGAGTAGCGCTGCAGTGAACCACCAGATAATCCGTAGAGCTGCGAGACTTGAACTTAACAAAGTTTCTATGGTAGTCAATCAGTGGTTCCTTAAAGGTAGTAGTCATTTATTAATTCTCTTGTTGTTATTGTTATTATTCTTCTTAGTTTTCAAGATTCCCTCAGGGATATCTTTAGGTTTCTCTTTAAGCCATTCTTCGGGGATCAGCTTATCGGCAAACTTAATGCCGTTCTTGTTGCAGAAGCTAGCGTAAGTAGTAGACGATCCCTTATAAATGTACGTCTTACTTCTACTAAAGACAAACCGGATATCTAACTCAGGATGTTGCTCACGGATTAATAAATGCTTCTTCCTATCTTCAGCATCCCAGACACCCTTAGTTTCTATAATGATGCCATTAGGCAACACGAAATCAGGGGTATACTTGTGAGTACTCTGAGGAACGACATACTCTAAGTACTGTTCCTCATAGTGTGGCTCTATAGAAAAGGACTTGAGGAAGTCTGAATTCTTCTCCTCAAGTCCTGATCTGTAGGTACCCGCGTTGTGCCTTTTAGCTTTGCTGTATGCTGCACTGCGGGTGGTCATTAGATACCACCAAAGACATACTTAAAGTAATAATTCTTAGGATCTCGCTTCTCTTTACTGTCCTTATCAAAGATAGGAGATCCATTAGCGTACTTGAAGGTAGGTTCAGCACCATTAAGCGAAAAGTACATGTAACCAATAAAGAGGCTACCATCTTGCACGCTAGAGGCATCTACAGGAAGACTTTCTACATCTTCACAGTATTCCTTATAGACATCCTTATGCATCAGCATGACTGCAACAAAGTCACAATCGATATCTTGCAGCACATGATCAGGGAATTTAATGGTGCATGGGTTCCAATCATAGAGATCGAAAGTAGGTTCCTTTTGTTCCTCTTTAAGTTCCTCAATGTTAGTCTTAAGACCCTGCACAACATCCTGCATCGTAGCAAGAGTATTCTGAGCCATATCAAGTCGGTTATCAAGTTCTTCCAAAGTAATCATCTTAGGTACTCCCTAGTAATTATTAAAAATCAGTGGCTCCAACAGCCTTACGTGATTCTACTTCATCTTCATCGAGACTGTCAAATGATGCCTCTTCCTTGAATGCCTCATAGCCTTCCTCTTCAGAAGAGAAGCCGTAGTCCTCTGCAGATGAACCACCGAACTCGTTAAGCTTAATCACTTGGACTGCAACAGGTCGAAGGCTAAGGCCAACCTGCTTAGTTGACTGCATGAAGTAAGGTGCTGCAGTGAAGCTAAGACGAATCACTGAATCACGACCTACATTGACGTCAATAGGCTTGCCCTTAGAATCAAAATGGGCAATCTTAGCGTTAACTGTAGATCCATCCTTCTTCTTGATTACAGCATTCTGCTTAAACTTAAGGTAGACATTACCTTCTTCATCTTCAAAGTAAAGATCAGACTTATGGATCTTCTTCTTGTTCATTGCATTAGCTTCAGAGACTGCCTCATCGAAAGCCTTGTCCTGAATAGCCTCAAGCTTCTCAATGAGCTTCTTAAGTTCATCAGTCATGCCCTCAAAGCGCATAGTGACACTAAAGACACCTTCAGGATTGAACTTCATATCAGGCTCCTTCAGGTGAGGATACTGAGCAAAGCCCTTCGGAGTAGTGTAACGTTCGATCATTTTAAAATGGTTTCCTTATTTAATTAATTAAAAGGTTACTAGAGAGGTTCATTGGTTCTCTCTAGTAGTGGAGATTATATTAAGTTACTAGCAGAACGCATACATAGACTGTTTGACTACATCAAGGTCTAATGTACCGTGCTTAGGAATAGGAGGCAACTCCTTAGCTTTCTTAGGAGACAACATGTTCTCAACCTGATCATGAAGATCCTGCAGTACATCATTCTGTTTGTAGGTTTCAGCAAAGACCTCACGAACAAGAGAGAACATAAGATCCCCTTGTCCTGCAGGGCAGCCATAAGAATCATGAATCATAGCAAACTGATGGATACCCGCATCAACGCAAGCGTCTACAGTTAACATGAGGTGACTAGCGTCCATAGAGTGGACGTAGTTAGGAGCGATACCTTGCTTCTGCTTACGTGAATCGATTTCCCCCAAGTCCTCAGAGACACTGATTTGAAAGGTCTCACCTTCAGTCTTAGCTTCATCAGGAGCACCAGATTCATCAGTAACATGGATAGTTCCGCTGCAGAAGGTCTTAAGTTTCTTCAGGCGAACTTTAGGATACCTTTGACGAACCAGAAAACCACTAGGAGTTACCCACTGAGTAGGCAGGTTCTCACCATTGATATTCTTATCGGTAGCAAGTAAACCTGAGGCAGTCTGAAGCCAATCCATAGCTTCTCTAGCTTTGACAACAACTTCACCTAATGAATTCCAAATCTTGTCAGCCATATAGGTTGCAGCTTGTCGAGGCTTAGAGAATGCTAAAGGATGATGCTCTAGACAAGGGTAGATAGTATCTTCAAGAATCTGCTCAGTAAAGCCATATTTCTTTGCACCGTAAGAGAGTGTCATAGTTGGTCTCTTGGTTACCTTACGGGTAATCCCATAGGCCAGCCACTCATTAGCAAGTGCCTTAGTACCCTTAGAGACATACTCAGTACCATCTTCTGCGGTCTTAAATTCATCCTCAGTACCCCCTTGAGCATCCTTTAGGAGAGCCTTCTTCACGTGCTCAGCAACAATGCCATAAATATCGTGAACCTTGTCATCGGGCACGAGGTTAACTGCAGTACCCCCAATTTCATCCTTAAGCATAGCTGAGAAGTGCTGGATACCACTGCAGCTGCCATCGAATGCAACAGGGATATGAGACACATAATCTGTACCCTGTTCCATGAAATCAGCCCATTCAAAGCAGAATGCTAGGAACTCCCAAGGGGAATCTGTTTCAGTCCATTCAAGATATGTGAGAGGATCTTTAGCAGTCTTTAGGATAAGCTCAGTGTTCTCATAGACCCACGCAATACGTTCCTCTAATGGTTTCTTATCAAGTCCATAGCAGTTAGCACCTTGGATAGCTAACCAAGCTACCCCCGAATCTCCTAAAGGAGCACCATCAGCGAACTCTATCAAGCTCTTGCAGAAATCAGTGCCCTGAGGATTCAGCAAGGGCAATGGATAGACACGACCACGGAAATCAAGATTATGAGGAAAGTAGATACGTTCATAGTCTTTGTAGATATCAGCAAGAGCAAGCTGAGCATTCACTGCATAACGCTTAGACTTACGCTTATTGTCACGCTGAAAGTAGATAACCATAGACCTACGCCATTCCTTCTGTACCTGAGGATCCTTATCTGCTGCCTCTGGGCGCACTGGAGGTTCCTCAGGTTCCGCTAAAGGCATCTCAAGACCATCAGGGATATGCTTCCACTTAGAGATCTCCTGAGCTACCTTAAGTACCCTTTTGTTGATTCTCCAAGGTGTCTCCTGAATAGCATTGACTGCTTTGTAGACATCAGGCATATCGAGATCACCATAGAGATCCATAACAGTCTTTTCATTAAGACGAACCAAGGGAATGGGTCTCTTGAGGTTGATATAGTAACCCCCGTTGATCGGGTTAGTCCAAGGCTTCGGAGGGATGACCATAGGACGATTCTTAAAGAGAAGATCAGCCATCTCCCTATCATTATGGGCAATGTACTGGACAATCTCAGGAGCTATCTCAAATCGATAGGAAAGCTTGATACCTTGGGAGTACCTAGAGATCTTCCCAAGACCAGTGGAGACAATAAAGATATCGATCAACTTCATACCTAGATTGCAGCGAACAGAATCAGTCCATTTCTCCCACTTCTCTTTACGTTCCTCATCAGCTAACCATTTATCTTTGGCGTTAACAAAGGCAGTCTTGAAAGACATACCTATACGTTTGTTGAGGTTGACCTGAAAGTAGGATCGTTCCTTCTCAGACAAAGTAGACAATACATCTTGGAACTTCATCTCCAGTTCTAACTCAGTTCCTAACTCTTTTGCAAGGGACGTAAGGTTAATCTGAGGGATAGCATTAGAAAGAATAGTTCTAAGAGACAAGAAAGCTACATGCTCAATCTCTAGCTGCTTTAAGACAACTGCACAAATATGACGTTTCCCCGGTTTACCTGAATCAGCTTTAGTGTAGAAATCTTTTAGTCCCTTACAAAAGGCCGGAAGGGCTTCTTTAAGCAGCATTTTGGTTGTCCCCGTGTCTGCTAAAGTTTTATTCTCTCTGGCCTTATTAATTTTAGACATAAAAGATTGATAAGCAAGATCCTTACTCTCTAACTCTAGTTCTATTTCTTTATCGACTAAATGCTTTCCATATTTGAGACACAATTCATCATAACCACATTCATTAATCCGAATTGAATCAATAGCTGCTTTAGTGTCCATTTGGTTTCCTTTAGTTAACTTTAAGTTATCTTTAGTTAGTCTTTAGATTAGTATCTATAGTAATAACCTACTTGATTAATCATTATAGTTATATTCATTATTATAATCTTATAAGTTATTATTATAGTTATAATCATTAAAGTTAATATCTATAGTTCTCTATAGTTTATCTTTAAGTTATCTTTAAGTTAACTATAGTCCCTTGTCTCCCTGATTTGATCTACATCAATGTCTTATCCTACCTCTCTCTAGTACTGGAGATTATATTTTTTTTCTTGACCTAGATCAATATTAATATAATCTCCCCTAATGACAACCTTAGATATCAGTTGTCTCCTTCATCATCCTCTCGTTCAATCAACGGTCTGCCATAAAGATGCCTATTGAGAAACTCCTTATAAGCCTCATATTTCTCTTTGTCTTTCTTACCGGATTCCCCATTTTTATGGCCTGCCCTATAGGCATATTTAATCATATTTCCTTTACAGAAACCTATGAATTCCTTGTGAGAAAGCAGCTCTTGCATTAATTCAATAGGCTGAATTAAGCCCTGATAATGCTTCTGATCTTCTGGCTTTCCACTATCGTTTATTCCTTCATTAACCCATTCATTGTCGTATTCCTGCATATTAATTCCCATTTATTACATAGAATTCAGTTAAATCGATGTTGTCTTTATGTTTCTCATAGTACTCTTTAGAGTAAACTATTGAGGTTTCTTTGTGAATTAAATATTTAATATTCATGTTCATATTCATGTTCATATTCATGTTCATATTCATGTTCGATACACCACATTTTATAGGGACGACCAACCATATAGTTGCCAAGCTGCTCATAAATGCTGAAGATCATACTCTCGCGCTGCTCATAGGTAACTTTGGAGTTCTCATAGAGTGAATCGATGTAGTCTACTGCAGGCTGCACTTGAGTAAAGACTGTAGCGCTCAGTGTGTTCTCATCAAAGCACTCTACGGGTACTTCTTTGCATAGATTGCAGCTGATCAATCTCATCTTGCCTCCTGGTGTTCTGTAATCGTGAATGACAATGTACATGTTGTGGTTTCCTATTTAAAATGGCCGCAGAGGCCTCAGATTTGCATCAGGTTAAACGATAGTGTACTTGGTGGTATAGTTGCTTACCTGAGCACCTATCGTTTAACTGAGGTGAAATTAGAGAGGTTTTAGAGATCCTTCCAGTCACCAAGCCACTTCCATTTCTGAGAGTTGATATCATAGATCCTGAGCTGGACTTGAGTACCTTGGGGCAGCCCTGCCTTCTTTAGGAGCTCATAGAACAGACCAGCGCACTTGAGTTCACTAAAGGTACCGTTATACATGCGATAGCGCTTGTTGCCATACTTGCGAACAAAGAATGCATACATGATGTTGTCTCCTATAAGACTTGGATTAGTACTTGGATTCTTACTTTAGCACACTCAAGAGAGCTTGTCAAGAATGTACTATGTAAGAAGTAATCAAAGATTACAAGAAGTAATCAAAGATTACAAGAAGTAATCAAAGATTACAAGTATTAATACCTACTTGGCAGCCGATTGCCACTTCCCTTCGAAGTTCTCAATGCCTTGCATGAGTGCATAATGCTCAACTTCTCGAATGACTATAAGAGTACGTTCTTCATCTCTGAAGTCTGAGTAGTGCATTGCATTCCACAGAAGATAAGCCTCAAACTCATGAAAATGATCAGCATCATCAGTCGTAAACTGGATCACATACTGAGCACCATCAGGGCACACTATAGAAACCCTCTGTGCCTCTGCATCCGATCTGATAATCACTCTCTTTAATCTGAACTGTAGCATCTTTAGAACTCCTCAAAAGGTCTGTTTGTGTCTATCGATGAGCACACTATAGCAATTCACAAGTCACATGTCAAGTCCTCCCCCATCCCAACGCTATTATAATAATAGTCATCGGGTAGGCATTCGGGCTTCCCAAGTTTGTCAACAGGGAGCAACAGATATGACATAAGTAGAAATACCTATGTTACCTCGAAAAAACATAGATGAACCAAATGTAAACAATAGGGTCAGTAGTTACCCTAAAGCTACCCTAAGTAAACAATAGGTATCATGAAAAAACAATAGGGCACCTTTAGGTACCCC